CGTGGGCACCAGTCAGACAAGGAAGGAAGAGCGCAGGATGGTTAGTGACAGCGGGGACAGGGGGCCTGATCCAGATCTCACAGATGACCCTGTCGATGCGACTGGCAGGGGTACCACCAACGGCATAGACGAGGTACTGCCCGAATCCTTATGGGCACAGCATTTTGCTGAGCCACCAGCGGAGATTGAACCGTGACGCTACTAGACACCTACTACCCTTTTGACGTAGGAGCGGGCGCATCCGCGACGATGCAGCGGTGGCGATCAATGGCCCGATATTTTTATGGGTCCGGTGTAGTCCCTGGCTATGCCAATCAGCTGCGAACCACCATCTCCGGGTCCGTGGTCACCATCCAGACCGGAGCCGTGTGGGCTGACGGCTTCTACGGTGAGATCACCAGCAACAAGACGCTGAGCCTGACCGGGCAGCCCACGCCGTACAACGGCATCGTGGTGGCGCGTATGGATCCCACTGCCCGCACCATCACCTTCGCTTACGTAGCTGGTGCCGGTACCGGTCAAAATCCCACCCAGAACCTGAGCGGCATTTTTGAAGTCGCGCTCCTTCGAGTCGTCGCCGGGGTAGGAACCGACATTCGCCAGTTCTCCAGCGCGGCAGCCGGTCAGACCGTGGTCTCCGAGGTCATGTTCAAGAACACCCTCGCTACCAGCTGGGGTGCAACCACCTGGGCCGGCTGGTGGAGTTGGGGCGTCACCAAGGTCCGACCAGACACTCTGTTCGACATCTACTACATGGGCTCAGGCTGGGCGGCTGCCACAGCTGGGTGGGTGGAGATCGGCCTTGCCATTACCGGACCCCAGGCTAGTTCCATCCAGGTTGCCTCTCACTTTTACTTCAACACCATCAGTGAACATCATTCGATCGTCGGTGGCGTGGCGAAGCTGGGCTCCGAGTTAGTGACAGCAGGCACCACGGGCTACGTCACCATGACGCTCTACATCCGTAACCAGGCCAGCACAGGGCCCAGCTGGCGCATCGACGGTAACGACATGCACACCGTCAGGATCGTCGAACACCTATGACCTTCATCCTGCCGGCCAACTTCCGCCAGCTACCACCCACGTGGGAGGTGGCTCAGCCTTACCACGTGGATGCCACTGGCGCGGTCGCTCAGGATGCAGACCCCGTGCAATGGGCCAAGAACCACATCCTGGCCCTCCTGCTCACTAACCCTGGCGAGCGGGTCATGCGGCCTACCTATGGCGTAGGCATCTACAGCATGGTGTGGGAGAACGACAACCCGGTCATCGAACAACAGCTGACTGCCGCCATCAACCAGGGGCTCGCCATATGGGAGCCCAACATCACCGTGATGGAGTGCGAGTTCATTCCTCAGCCCGACTTCTCTGGGGTCATGGATCTCCACATCGCGTTCGTCGTTGGTAGCCGGCCCAGCGTCTACACCCTGGCCGTGTCCATGAACGGCACCACCGTTGAGGTCATCAAATGAGTCAGCTGCCCGTCTCCATCGGCACAATCTCCGATGTCCTATCCAGCGATGTCATCGTCCCCCCGATCGACTACACCTCGAGGGACTATCAGTCGCTGATCAACGACATGCTCAACCTGATCCCGAGCTACCTGCCGGAATGGACCGACAGGAGCCCCGGGGACTTCGGGATTGTTTTATTGGAGCTCTTCGCCTACATGGGCGATGTCCTCAACTACTACAGCGATCGCATCGCCAATGAATCCTTCATCGGCACCGCCCAGCAACGGCAGTCAGTGCTCAACCTGGCAAACCTGCTCGACTACACACCTCACGGCAACGTAGCCGCGACCCTCCCGAATCCTCCCGGCTTGCAGTTCACCATCAACCAGCCGACAGCCAATCCGGTACTGGTGCCGGCTCGTACCCAGGTGTCCACCGTCCTGAGCGGTGTCCAGAGTGTCATCTTTGAAACCACCTCAGATCTGTGGATCTACGGGGACGGCCCGATCCAGACCACCAAGACGGTTACGAGCTCTGGACAGCCGGCACAGACCATCCTCCTGAGCGACCCCTCCAAGCCGTACCCGGCCTACAACTTCACCGGTGGGTCGGGCAATCAGACAGTGACAGTAACTCCATCTGGAGGAGGAACTGCGGTCCCCTGGACGCTGGCTCCGGGCAATAGCTTCTCCGGTCAGACCACCACGGCCACCATGTACACCATCGTCAACGGCAACACCATGCTCTTCGGTGGAGGTACTGCAGCCAGCCCTGGAGGCATTCCTGCCACAGGATCCACCATCACTGTGGTCTTTCAACCGGCAGCTGCCGCTAACTACCAGGGCTCTGTGGCTGCTATTCAGGGCGCGTCCAATGTAGGTGAGGGCATCGGTATCTCAGATGGCACGCCCCTACAGCAGTACACCCTCTTCAACACCCCGGTAGTAGACGGCAGCATCACCATCTACGTCGATGAGGGGGCGGGACCAAACCCTTGGACGTATCACCCACGCATCATCGACGCCTTCTCATCGGAGGGCGCCTACACCTTAAGCGTGGATGCCAACGGAGTGGTGACCATCCAGTTCGGCGACAACATCGCCGGCCGCATACCTGCTCCCGGAGCCTTCATCACTGCCGACTATCGGATAGGTGGGGGGTCGATAGGTAACATCGCGGCCAACTCACTGACACAGCTGGTATCGGGCCCGCCAGAGGTCACCGCTGTCACCAACACCCAGCCGGCATCCGGCGGTGCGGACGTCGAGTCCATCGACCACATCCGCATTCATGCCCCGTTATCTATCTCGGCTATCAACCGAGCAGTCACTCTGGATGACTACGCCGCGCTGTCATTGAACATCCCTCAGGTCGCCAAGGCAGCCGCTATTTCCACGGCTTTCAACGCGGTCAACGTCTTTATCCACCCATCTGGTGACTTCTTCGCTACTGGGCCAACGGATAGCACCGGGTTAGCTGCTCTAGCCAGCAAGGTCACCTCACTCCTGCCCCTGATCACCAACTCGGCCTACACCGGCTACATGGACGACAAGAAGATGGTGGGCGTCTCCATCAATATCCTGCCGCCTCAGTACAACAACAATGGAGTGCTGTCGACGGGCTACGTCCCGGTGAACGTCACCGCGACCGTTCAGGTGCTCCCGCAGTACCACCAAAGCACAGTACAAGCTGCGGCTTTGGCTGCCGTCCAGAATCTCTTCCTGTTCTCGGTGGTCGACTTCGGCAGCCGTGTCAGTCTCTCGAGTGTGTACCACGCCTGCATGAACACCGAGGGCGTCGACTGGGTCAACGTGAGCATCATGGCTCGCAACGAGGCCAATCAATCCGCTGCTCCTGCTGACATTGTGTGCGCCGCCAACGAGATCCCTAGGGCTTACCAGATCAACGTCAATGCCAGCGGAGGGATCCTGTACTGATGGCCGCGTCATTCCCGACCTCTCTAAAAGTCTTCCAGACCTTCCATAATTACACTGACATTATCTGGGCGATCTCAATTAATGAGTGCCATGATGAGATCCTGGCGCTCGAGAAAACCCTGGGAGTGAACCCGTTCCAGAACACGCCCTACCTCTCCTTCGGTGGTGCCATCCAGGATCTCTACGCCAACAAGGCTCCGCTGAGCCATACCCACGCCCACAAGAATCTGCTCGACGATACCCAGGGCAACGATCACCCCCAGTACATTCAGGTCAGTGGCTACCCCGGCTTCAGCCACCCCGTGCAGGGAAAGGCCGGCACCGCCGGTGCCGATCTGGTGCCGCTGAGCCAGCTGCTGGCGTTTGGTTATCAGAACACCGCTCAGGTGCAGGCCATGGTCAATGCCGCAGTGGGCAACCTCATGGCCGGCGTACGCGGAGGAGCTCCTCTAGCCGGCGTGGTGGGAGCGACCAACTGGCGCATCCAAGGCGGGCTCTCCTCAGGATGTACGGATGGATCTGGGCGCGTCACCATCAACTTCGGTACCGGCTATCCGCACTGCGTTCAAGCCTTTACCGCCACCAAACTGCCGCCTCAGGGGACCGGTCCGTGCCCGCCGTACAACTGGATTGAAGCCCAACTAACCCTGGTAGGTGTGTCAGGAACTCAAGCCGTGGTGCAGTTCTCACACGATTATAGCTGGCAGGCGGGTCAATTCGTGAGCTTCTCCTGGATCGTGATTGGCAACTGATGCCCGTCCCGCCCCCAGTCGATTCCGGTCAACGCTATCCCGTAGCGCTACGCGACTTCCTGACCTATCAAAACCAACCGGGGGGCTCCGATCGGTTCCTGGTGACGCCGGCTCCAATTGGCGGTGGCACCATAAGCACCGACCAGACACTGGACGCAGCCGAGGTGACCAAGGATCTGCAGACCGAGATCCTCAGCATGGAACAGACCATCGGAGCCAAGCCGTTCATGGTCCCTGGCAATCCCACCCTGGGCATGTCGGTGCAGTGGCTCCACAGCTTCTTGTCACCTGGCAAGGTCGACGCTCGTAACAGCATCCCTCCCCTACCACCGCCTTCACACAACCATCCCCATCGCTACTGCCTTGATCTGCTTAGCGATGATCATCCGCAATACGTGCCAGTCAACGGTTCTCGAGGATTCAATAACCCAGTCACAGCACCGGTGGCGACGGCGAGCGGGCACCTCATCACACTGTCCCAGGCTCGTAGCGCCGGCCTCAACAGCACCCAGGTGCAGAACATCATCAACTCGAGCCTGGCTGCTGCCGCGCAGTACACCATCACCGGACCCACCGCTGGTACCTACCGCTTCGCCGGTGGCGTAGCCCAGGGTTACACCGACGCCAACGGGAATCTTTACGTCGACCTGTCTCCCGCTGGCTTCTCCCGGTTGGTCACCTTCGTGTACATGAAGATGCCCTTCCCAGGCCAATCCATGCTGGGCTGGTACGCCTATCAGTACATGGAGGATCAATTGATCTTGCTGGCCCTGAGCCCTCAGGGGGCCTGGATCCAGTTCATCGAAGACATCCGGGTGGACCGCCAAGCGCTGGTCTGCATGTGCTGGATGGCTCTGGGCGTCTGATGGCTGTCTACGGCATCGACTTCTATGGAGTGGGTCGCTTCGGGCGCGACCCGGCGGTGGTGCGACCCGATTTTTCCGTCGCGCCGTTCAAGAGCATGCCGCTCGACTACTCCACGCTGTATCTCAGCTGGGTCAAGCCACACTCCACCGACTGCACCTACCTGCGCTTGGTTCGTAATGCCCACAACCTGTCCCAGACCGCTGGACAGAACCCAGGGCTCACCAGTGATGCTGATGCCCAGGCCGATGGCATGGTGCTGTTCACCGATGTAGTCGACCGACCGTTCAACTACATCGACAGCGGTCTGGGATCAGGCTTCTTCTACTACACCATGTGGGGCTGGTCGAACTCGAGTGCTGCCTGGATCCGCTGCACCGACCTCATTGGTCTGGTGCCGATCAACTGGGGCTACAGCTGGCGGCTCTATCATCTCCTCCCAGCTGCATATCGCGACCAAGACCTGGTGCTGGTCGACCCCTACAACCCGTGGCCGGTTGAGGGCCCGAATCCTCCACTGCAGCGCTACCTCAGCCTGCTGGGTTTCCAGCTGGACTTCATCAGGACCGAGCTCGAGTCGCTGATGTCGATCAACGACGCCCAGAACTGCTCCGGGGCTCTCCTACCCCTCATGGCCCAGCAGTTCGCCATCCCACATGAGCCCGAGATCGGCATGCAGCAGGAGCGGCAGCTGATCGCCAACGCCGTGCACCTCTACAAGCTGAAGGGCTCGCCACGGGGCATCACCGAGTTCTGCGGCATCATGACCAGCTACCCCAACACGTCGCTGGTTCACCACGGCTACAACCTCCTGCTGACCCAGGACGACGGTGCCATGACCGACGCTCTGGGTACCTGGCAGATCTGGCCTCCCACCGGCACCCAGTTCACGGCCTGGACCGGGGGCCAGGCAGCTGGCACCGCGCTGACCTGGATGTCCAACCTCATGACGGTCACCAACATGACCAACCCGGTGACAGAGATCTACCCGGGTGGCATCACGGTGAGCCCGCCCTACAACAACACCGGCATGCGGATCCAGGCCACCGG